AGGGATTGAATTGCTGGAGTATAGAGCCCGATGCGGTCGTCCTCAATGTCGTTGCGGGAAACGCCAACCGTAACCTCGAAGTCCTTGTTTTTGATGGTGTAATCGGACGCCGTCAAGGACTTAATCTGACGGTCTCCAATCCATTCCCTCATCATGGGGATAGTGCCGAGCCATTTATAATTCTCTTCACCTGTGACGGAAGGGACGACCGTCGCCACCCTGTCATAGAGGGGTTTTGTCTCTTCAAAGGCTTTGTTAAAGATGGTCTTGAACCCGGTAAAAATGCCCCGGAGTGATTGCTGGTTAACTATCATAGTGCTTTAATCCTCCTTTTCTCCCTGTTATAGGGTTTCAACGGCAACGCCGTCGTCTGTTACTGCGATGACTTTGCCTGCTCGTGAGCTTCCATCCGGCAATGCGGTGACGGTGCAGTCATCCTCGATATAGCAGTCTTTGAGGACGTGTTCAGGTTTTACCTTGTTGGCCGCCACTGAGGTATTGTCCCATACAAAGACACCTCTTCTGACCCTGATGGTCTTGTCTCCGGCTGCGCCGCCCGTGTTGTCGACGTATTCTTCAGCGCGTCCCGCTGCCGTGAGGCCGGTTTCCTTAGCTGCGGGCTGGGCGTTTCCGTTTTCGTCGAGCGCAACAAGACTACCGTCAAAAATAACTGTATTTGCCGCTACCGGGAGTACGATAATCTTTCCGCCTTCAGCGAACTCCGGCGTGTTTCTTCCTGCTGTGAGTGCTGCCATCTTATCTCACATCCTTTCCGTATTTCTTGAGGTCTTCCTCGCTGATGCCGAGCTGCTTGCAAATGAGCAGCGTCGCCTCGTCGAAGGTATCCTCTTTGTTTGCCTTGGTTTCGATGTCGAGCTCGCCCATCGGGACGCTCTGTGGAGCCTTCTCAACGAATGCCCTGAATCCCTCCGGGTCTTTGAGAGCGTACTGCGTCGCCCAATCCTTTTGAGCAGGAGTCAGCTTTCCGGCTTTGAGGGCCATGAGGACAGCGTCCTCTGCTTCACGGCGGGCAATTTTGTCCTTGAGCTCTTTGAACTCCTTCTCAGAGACCATGCCCTCGGGCTTTTCGTTCTTGAGGGCCAGAATTGCGGCGGCCACGTCTTCGGTTTTGGCTCCTGCCTTCAACCCAAGCATCTCGCAAATCACCTTGTTTGAGACGACCTTTTCTTCAGCCTCGGAACCGCCTTCAGGATTTTTGTTTTCATTACCCTCCTTGAATTTCTTGGCATCCGCAACAGCGGCCTTGAGGGCCTCCGTGACCTGCTCTTCGGTTGCATCCTCGCCGAGTCCGAGCAGGGCCGCGAACTTCTTCAAAATGTCCATGTCGTTACCTCCTTCATAATCATCAAATTTGATGGAATTGATTATCGGGAACATCCCGTTAATGGCGGGTGTGTTCGTCAATGCTACTGAGTGTAGGACTATTGCCTTGTTATCCGACTTGCGGACAAGGACAACGGGTGAGAGATAGCGGTATTCCCGGTTTTCGAGATACTTCTTTCCCTGCGGAGTCCATTCCACTTTAGCCACAATCGCTCCGTCCTCGATGGATAGGTCTTTAATCCACCCGCCCGCCGGAGCCTGTACATCCTTGAGCGTCTGATGCTCATAGTCAATCACAATGTCGATGCCCCGTTCGAGAAACGTCTGCTTCATCAAGCGGAAGCTTTCCTCGTCGACGTCGAAGTCGCCCTTTTGGCTCTTGACGTGTCCAAGGGGGAGAAGCCTCACCTTCTCGGGTGCTCCGTTTACTTCTGATTGACCACCGCTACAAACAAATAATTTTGCCATTTGCTCACCTCGCTTCACCTTGCATTTTAGAATCGCTTTTAACCCCGTTAGCACGCGTTATAACGCCCGTTACTTTTCTTCAAGGTATATTTGCCTTACCGATGGACAAACTATTAAATTTGGGCCTTTTAACGCTTATTGTTTGCCTTTAGTTTTCTCCCTCCTCTCAAAGACCTTTTTCAAGGTCTCCGGGTATCCCTTGAGGTCGGGCGTAAACTGCACCTTCGCGGGATTCGTCGAGAAGCTCGGGTCGGGGAGGATGTTTACAAAGCGTCCGTCCCGGAGCTCTGCCGCCTTCGGAATCTCCGTCTCCACCTTGAGCCCCCGCTGCTCGACCTGTCTCTTGGAGAGTGAGCGCACGGTGCAGCGGCAGCGGAAGCCGTTCGGCGGATACCATGTGTCCCATACCGGCGAATCTGCCGGGAAGACTCTTCCGTCCATCGCAAGGTGTGAGGGGCGGGTGTGCGAGTCGTTAACGGCGTCATACATCCAGTAGGGCCGGAGCTTCAGGACGTCCGGGTCGGTCATCTGCCGGTAGTGCCCGACCTGATAGGCCGTTTGCACGTTTGTCCGAAAGATGTTGTCCGCCTGAAAGTTCGTAACCCCTTCGTACCCTTGGGCCTCAAGGAACCCGTTCATCCTGTCCCGGAAGCTTTGCATCGTTTCTCCTTTTTTAATCGCCCGGAGGAGCTCGTCATGAAATTTCTTGAGGACTTGAACCTTTGTATAGCCCGAGACAGTGAAGGCGAGGGATTGGTATTCCGCCGCGATTTCATAGAACTGCTTCGCGGTGACGGGGATTTTGCCCCCGAAGTATTCGACCGCCTCCTCGAAGGTTATCTCCTTGTTCCGGGAGATTACGCTCTCGACTTCATTCATCCCGTATCACCCGCCCCTCAAGGTCTGCGTATAGCATCGCCTTTTGAAGGAGCTCCTCGATGTCGCTGACATCCATTTCTCCGGCGAGCTGCTCAACGAGCTGCTCATCTTCAAAGAGCTTCCTGACGGCTTCGAGGTCTTCGGCCTTGTCAAGCATCTTGAGAACGGGGGCAAAAAGCTTCTTGAACAGGCCCGAGCTCTGTTTTGTTGCCGCCGTCGCAAGATTATCGACGCGCTGCTGCGTTCCCGGCTCCCCGGCTGCTTGCCCATTGGTCTCGGCCTTTACAGCCCCGGCTGCCGTCGCGTCATTGACGACAACCTCCGCCGTCTGCTCCTTCATCGGGATGGGCGTGGCCGAGCCCTGGCTCGGTGTCGCCACTTCCTCGCCGTTTTCCGGCTTCGGGATGGAGAATTTTTTATACAGGTGAGAGGTCGGAACCTTGAGCCCAATATTGCAAATCAGCTTCTCGTAGATGTCGACCGTTTCCTTGAGGTCGTCGGCCTCCTCGCAATCAAAGCGGATGTACGGAATACGCCTGTTTTCACCGAAGTTGAAGAGGACGAGGGGACGGATAAGGTCACGCCGGAGCGTGGCGGCAAGAGCCTTGCAGTCCGCAACCGTAAGGTCGTGACGGACTTCGTTGTGCGTCTTGCTCTGTGCGTAGCTGCCGCCCCCGGAGTCGCTGGTGAGCGTCTGCCCAAGGATTGCTTTTGACATCTGCTCGTCACAGTACCGGGCGAGTCGCTCATATATGTCGAGGCTCGATGTCTTGCTGGACTCCTTGAACTCGATTTCCGTCCCGTCCGGGATGATGCCCGCCGCATCGGAGCCGATCTGAACGAGGGCTCGCATGAGAGCGGCCTTGTCTTCCTCGCTTGCGCCCTGGGCGTACTTGCCGAGCCTAAGCGGCATACCGAAGACCTCGCAAAAGCTGACCCAATCCTTCAGGTCATAGTTTTTGAAGAGGTACATCCACGCAACGACCCTCAGAACGCCAGCCCTTGACGGATGTCCGCTGCGGGCCTTGTAGCGGTGGACTATGAACTTGTTCTCGGGTACGATGATGCCGCTCGGGTATTCCTTGGTGACGACCCTGAAGTTGTCCTCCGCATCCCAAAAGAAACGCTTCTGATGCCTGTTCTTGATTTCCTTGACAACAACCCGGCCATCGTCATAGTCCCATATGATTTCCGAGACCGCGAAGCCTTTGCCGATTGCGTCAAGCAAGTCCATCTCCACATCCTCGAAGTTTTCAAGGCTCTCGATTTCCTGCGCCACGAACTCGGCGATTTCTTTATCCCGCTCATCATCCGCATCAAAGGGGATGACTTCAAAGTCGAGGCCCGTGACAGCATTTTTGCGGGTCTGAAGCTGCGAGAAGAGATGCGGGTCTTTCTCCTCCATCTCCTCGAAGAGTTCCATCTGCCGGAGGACGTCTCCGGCGTCCGCCTCTTTGAAGATGGTTGCCAGCTTGACGGGCGTGAGGCCGTTGCTCGGATAGTCCGAATATTTGTCCTGTACCTGTGCGACTGCTATTTCCGTGAGGTCGGGCCTTCTCAGGGCCGGGGCTTTCGGCTGCCGCCTTTGTCTGTTATTGCTCAATCCGTCTCACCTCCTTAATACGAGCCGTTTCTGAATTTAAGAGCCCGGCTGATAACGGACTTGTAATCGACCTTTGTTCCGACCTTCAGCTCAAGGGCGGCCCTCACGGCCATCTCAAGAGCGTCCGGCCCGTCGTCGTTCTTGCCCATCGGGTATTCCTTCATCTGCTGAAGGAGGGTCTTGTGCTTCTCGTTAAATTTGATATATCCGTTCTTGACGAACGGCTGTAAGGACTGAATTCTCAAGTCTTTGTTTTGTACGTTGTTGACTTCCTCTATCGGGAGATACTCTCCAGCCTCCGCGCTGCGCTGCGCCATGACGTCCTTAAAAAAGTGCTGGAACTGTACCGTCTCAACCCGGAACTTGGCAAAGGGCTTTTTGTAGTCCCTGCGGAGCCGCTTTGATGTCTCGATTGCATCCTCGATGATGACATCAGGCTTGCGTTTCTCAATGGAGGCGACAACCACATACATATAACCCGTGCGGGTGTCCTTTGCGAGAGCGATGATTGCTGATGTATCGCTCTTCTTGTTCTTGCCGAGGGATGGGTCGTTTGCTCCCACAAAGAGGAAGCGGCTATCCGAGAAGTCAACCTCGTCTTCTTTGTAGTAGCTGAACCATTCCTCGTTAAAAGCACAGCTTTCAGGGTCGATAGGGTCGTTCGGGATTTCACTGTTGAAGCTGCTCTCGCCTTCAGATACCCGGATGACCATGAGGTCGTAATAACTGAGCTTGGCTTCCCACAAGACCTCCGTCCCTTCGAGCATTTCCTCGCGATTCGCCTCGAAGAATGCCCTTGCGTCCTCTTGTCTGTTGTCGTTGTTAAGGTCGGTGTAGATTGCCTCCCATGCCGACCAGAGCTCTTCATTCTTCGCAAAACTGATGACGCCCCTATACTTGACCGTCTTATACTGCGGATTCTTCGCAACATTGGCGAGCAGTGCGTCGAAGTGGAGGAGCGTCCCGATATAGACGATGTCGGTGTATGTGTCGCCCGCCTTCGACACGGCCTTGTAAAACCAGTTGCGGAGCTTTTTCCGCTGTTCCGGGGTGTTGACGTTCTCGTCGTTTTCGAGGTCGTCGCAAATGATAAGGTCGGGACGCCATTGCTTATGACGCCTTCCACGGATTTTCTTGCCGCTGCCGATGGCCTCAATCTTCACGCCGTTTGAAAGCAAGATGACTCCGGCCTTCCAGACCTTGCCCTGCAAATCCCCGAAGTCTTCCCGGAGAGCTGCGTTTTCCTCATATTCCGTCTTGATGTCGGTGAGGAACCCCTCGGCCTGTTCGGAGCTGTCCGAGAGGATGATGATGTAATGCTTGTAACCGTAAGCTGAGGCGTGAAGCGTGTCCTTGAAGGTGAACGTCGTCGACTTGGCATGACCACGTGGAGCCTGAATCGCCCTCCGGCATCCTTCCGCCCGGGAGATTTCCTTCGCGTCCCTGATTGCGTTCTTGCCCTTCATCACGCCCTCCTCCCAAATGTCGTCAAGCTCCCCGTGGAACTTCGGGGACTCCCTGACAAAATAGTGGGGGAGGTACGCCCGGCCAAAATATTCAAGGTCGAAGGCCCCGAGGCGTTTCCTCAGTCCCTTCGGGCCTGTGAGTTCGGCTCCTTCTCGGTACTCCTTGAGGAGCTGCGCCCGTTCCTCTTGATGCTTGCCTTCCCGTGTCGCGTATTTCTCAAAGAGCTCCCGCTGATATTTCCTATTTGCGACCTCTTCGCGGTCTTCCGGCTCTTCGAGCTTGGCGATGTACTCCTTGAGGTTAATCATCTGTCAGTATCCTTTCCCGGGCCTTCTGGAGGACTGCGTGCAGCTCTCGGGTGAGCTGCGGGTCTGCCTTGATTGCCTTGGTCAGGTCGTCCTCAAGGGCCTCGAAAGCAAGCTCCATCTTGCTTTTATAATCCCGTTTGACCTTCTGCTCATACACTCCCACACGGGCAAGAGAGGCTATGAGCCGCCCGGCCTTGTCAAGCGGCATCTCCGCGAAGTCTTCCTCCGCCGTTGATACCCTCTGCATTAAACCGTCCATTAAGACCATCCTCGACGCCTTTGTAAAGTCGAGGTCGGGATTTTTCTCGACGGCTGCGGCGATTGCTTTTGTCCGTTCAAGGGTCTCGGCGACACGCTGCGCCGCCTGATTCGCACGGATAGCATACCGCCCGACCGCGCTTTTGCTGATGTTGTAACCCTCCGACTTGAGCCATGCTGCAATATCCTTGTAGCTGTTGGATGTGTCGAGGAGTAATGCGTCGAGCTGCTCCTTGATGTCGTCCGGGAGCTGTGTGATTTTTGAGCTGATTCTTGTCCGCCTTCTCTCAGCCATTACACATCAACTCCCGGGTCTTCGATTGTATTCTCGACAAGGTCAACCCCTTTCTTGGTGAGCTTGACAACCGCATCCTTGCGGTAGGCATTGTAGGCGTTGACCGAGCGGTCTACAAACGTGATATACCCGCCCTCCTTCAGATAATCGAGATGCTTGCTGATGTCCGGGGAGACAATCATTCCGTCCGCGACGAGTGCGTTCGTTATCTGCCGGAGGAGCAGCGTGTTTTGATGACCCTTGACGAGGCTCCTGATGATGTAGCCGCGAATCGCCTTATTGCGGCTTACCTCAAGCTCATTCATTTCGTCCATGTTGTCACCCCTCCTTTGTTACTTTGTAGTGCAGTATCTTGTCGAGCTTCATGTTCATGTCGCCCATCTGCTTGTCGACGTTGTTGAGCGTTCTGATGAAGTCCTCCCTCAAGACATAGACAAGAGGGAGGTCGCTTTTGAGCTCAGAAAGCTCAGTTTTGACCTTCTCAATGTCAACCGTATTTTTTTTGATTGCATCCTTCATGTCGCTGATTGCGGTCTTGACACCCCAACCAATTAGCCCAATAACAAGCGTCGTGATGGTCTGGAGCGCGAACATGAAAATTTGACTTGTTTCCATGCCCTCACTCCTTTATTGAGTCATTGCCTTCAGTTCGAGCACCTTCTCCTCAATGAGCTTGGAGAGGTAATCCCTGAAGCTGCCGAGGTTTTCCTCGATGATTTTTTGAGCCTCCGGCTTTAATGCCGCCGAGATTTCATCCGCCGCCTGTTTCGACAGGGCGAGAAGCTCGGAGCGGTCGACCTTGCCGTCCTTGACGGCTTCCCTGAGATTCTTCGCCGTGGTCTGCTCAATCGCCGCCACGGTGACGGTCGTCAGCTCTTCAACGTCCTGAAGGGCATTGTTTAACAGACGGCGCGCTTCCTCGTCTTTAAGCTGCGCGGTCTGCGCCTTGACCTTCTCGGTCAGCTTGTGGATGCCGTATGTGGCAAACGCCGCAAGGAGACCGATGAGGGCGAGGACGAAGGTGACGACGAGGTCGCTTGCCATTGTCTGAATGGTTTGCATCTTGACTCCTCCTTTGCAAAATTGGGAATAATAAAACCATAGGAGCGTAGCTCCTATGGTTTTATCTTATCTCTGGCCTTGTGAAGTTTATATGCGTAGCACTTCTGAGAATTGATTCCTATTATACGGCCTTTTCATCCCCCTGGTCTTGAGAATCAAAGAGGGAAAGCTGTCCTTCGGCGTGGCCGTCGCCGCATAGCTGCCGTACCCATCGCTCGGTTACATCGTACTTCTTGGCGAGCTCCATGTGATTGTACCCGTTGAATTCCTCTCTAATCTTCGCGTCTCTGACCGGGCGGACGACACTTTCAGTCTTCGGCAGGTATATGGTTGTACCGCCGACGAGCTGTGTAAGCTTGACGAAATTCCCGACGCCGATTGCTTCCGCTATCTCCCTGTAAAGGCCCTCGGGAATCTGTTCGAGCGTGAGTTCTTTCGCTAATGCGTCCATACCTCGACCTCCCGAATCCTATTTATACATTTTGCCGAGTATCCCGAAAACCTCCCCGACCGTGATTGTGTCCTTGAGCTTGGCCGACCAGTATTCCGGGCTGTTGATGACGCCTGCCGCGACCAGCTTGTCGAAGCCGTCGCGCTGCCACTGGGGAAGGCTTGAGTTATCCTCCGGCTTTTCTTGGGGAGGAGGGGGGACGACAGGCTCTTTTACTATGGCGTTGAGTATCTTGATGATGTCGGCTCCGTATCCTTTGCCCGGATATGCCCATCCAACCCCGTTGGGATTGTCTCCGGCTCCCAGCCACTCGACATATATTGCAGAGCCCCTCTTGACCAAATTGAAGCGGGGGTCGACACAGGGCTGATTTAATGCTTCCGTGCTGCCATACGCCTTCAGGTGTTGTATTTGCGCCCTGACCCCAAGCCTCGGGCTCTCGAAGCTTGCGGCCTGTCCCTGGCTGTTTCCGTTTAATGCGCCGATGCCCGCGTAATTGTTTTGCTCCGGGAGCACGATGCCGCCATATTTGAAATACCCTGTTTCCTTGAGGGACTGAGCCCAGGCGACATCAGCTCTCACGCCTTCAAGTTCTGCCTCCTCGATGAATATCTCCGCCAGTTCCTCAATAGTACAGAAGGGGAGGAGAGGTTTTGAATTTCCTTTCAGCGCGTAGGCTACCATCTGCGCCGTTGTCGCCTCCGTCTTTCCCATGATAAGAGTCCCTTGTTCCTTTGGCTCTTCCTTCGGCGGCTGCGGTACAGGGGAGGAAGGAGGGTACACCTTCTGACCCTTCTCATCAAAGACGCTATACCCCGGATGTTTGTCACATTCGGCTTTAGCATTTTCAAGGACTCTATAGGCTCCGACCTGAGACTTTACATCTTCCCAGGTTTTCCGTACTCTGTAGAGCTGCTCTGTAGGAGCTGCGCCCTTTTCGATGTACTTCACGCCGAGGAGCTCACAAATGACCTTTGCTTGAGCTTCAGCTATACTTTCAAGGTTGGCATCCACCTTCAAGAATGCTTCATCCGCTGCGTTATCATGGAACCCGTTTTCAATCAGGAATACATGAGGCACGCCAGCGGCCACAGCGGAACGGATAACTCCGTAATAGTCATATCCCTTGGTTGTCTCTGATTCTCTTGTCTTGGCTCCCCGGTCATTATTTCCCATGACCTTCGAGACCGTTGCCGATAGCTTTCCGGCCCATGCCTTGTCTTGGGGGATGCGGACTGAATAGAAGCACTCTACTCCACGAGCCTTGCCGTTGGCAGCGTTAGAGTGTTCGCTGATGAAGACATCGCTCCCTTTGGCACGCTTTCCGCGCTCATCGAGGCTCGGGTCTTCCTTTTCAGACCTTGTGAGCCTTGCGTCAATACCGCATCTTGTAAGCGCGTTTTTCAGATAGTTAGACAGCTTCCACATCCCGGCATATTCATAATACCCTGTAGGGCCTCTATTGACATTTCCCGGAGCATGTCCGGGGTCGATTGTTACTCGTTTCATTTATTCACCTTCCTTCATGAATTGTGCTTTCTGGAGCTCTACAAGCTCCTGTGTCATCCTAAGAAGTTCCCGACGCTGCCGTACATCAAGCATTTCTCGGGTCATTTGAAGCTCCTGTATGAGTTGAAAACCGTTGAGTTCCTCAAGTGCCTTCTTATCGCTTTTCGTCATCGGCTGCCCGAGCTCTTCGTGTGCCTTGATGATTTCTTTGATTGCAAGCTCATGTGTTTTCATGCTGCTGTTCTTCCTCCTTCCTGTCGACCATCTTCTTTAGAGCCTCAATGACCTTGTGACATTGCGGAACCGTCAGCCATTCGATGCGGTCGACCTTGAACATCTTTTTGACAAAGCCGTTAATTCGCTCATTATTGTTATTCCAGCCGAGCTCCCCGGTGAGGGCGTAAATCTTGCGGCGGAGCTTCTCAGTCTGAGGATTGCCGCCTTCGTCCGTCCGCTTACCGCGCGCGGCCCGGTTGACGCTGTCCTTCATGTTGGAGAGTACCCGGCACACTTTATCAATTTCGCCTTGCGTCAGCTTCCTCATGCTGTCCTTGCCTGTCTCCCGCCCGATGATGCCGTACAGGTCTTCATCATCAAGGAGGAGCTCCGGGGATTTCGCAAGCCCCCAAATTGTGCGGATAGAGCAGCGGGGGCGATTGCGCCCCCCGTGTGTTTTCCCTGCCATGAGCCGCCCTCCTTACTGCCGCAAAAGTTGCAGCTTCTCTCGGTCGGTTTCATACCAAAAGACGTCTTCTTTTTTCAGTGATGCCCCGACCCGGAGGATTTCGTCCTCGGTGTACTTTTTGAGGACATCTTTGTTGACGGTTTCCGTGACTATGATACAGTCGTTCATCTTGCGGGCCTTAAGATTCTTGATGATTGCCGCGAGCTTCTCCTTCGCCTTGGGGAGGATGACCTTCGTGCTCATGCGGAAGCCCGTCTTCCCGAAGTTGAGAACCTTTGTTTTCCCGTCAAGCTCGCCCCGGTGTTCCTCGACAAATGCTTTAATGTCTTTACCGAGGGCGTCGATGCGGTCTTGCAGGGGCTTCGCCTCCTTCGCCGCCGTGAGCTTAATACCCTGAATCTGCTTGTTCATTTCGCCCTCTATGTCCAGAAGGTCGAGCTCCGCCTCGGCGATTTCCTTGAGGGCGGCGTCAACCTCTTCCCATGACTTGAAGACCGGAGCCTCCTTGATTCTTGTCCTTGCCATTACTTTTCACCCCTTTCGTCTGATAGCGTGACGGTTTCGAACTTATCTTCCGGGGCGGTGAAGTTCACCCCAACCACCTTTCCGGCCTGAACCTCGAACCCGAGGCCGAGCTGCCTGTGAAACAGTTCAAAGACTTCAACCGGGAGCTCTTCGACGGACTTGACCTCCCTAATGGGGAGGCAGTTCATCGAGACCGCTTTGAGAATGTTTTCTTTGACTGTCGCCTTGCTGTCGAGCCCCTGTTCGAGGCAGGTGAGGCCGACCGTTACGGCCTCCTCGATTTTAAGTGCTGCTGTGCTTCTCATTGTTTATCCCCCTTTGTTCTTAAAGCATCATCATGTTAGATGCTTGATTGATGATGTTGAGTGTGATTCTGGTCTCCCCGCGCTCCTTAAGGATGCGGAAAACATTGTTGAGCGTGCGGTCGAGCAGTCGGAAGCAACCTGTTTGATGGTTGCAAGCCCTGGCCTTCAGCTCTGTAAGAGCTTCCTCGTCGACCTCGTAACCTTCGAGGAACTTCTCGACTTCTTTGCCGGAGAGCCCCTTGAGGCTCGCATAAAAGTCAACGCGATTCGCAAAGCGGGTGAGGTAGGTCTTTATTTGAGCTTCGAGCTTCGGCTCGCCTGCGACAACCATACCTACATCGGACTGGTCGAATATGGCCCGGAGAATTTCCATCTTCTTTTGTGTGTACTTGGAGATGAGCTTGTCCGCCTCGTCGATAATAAGTAGATAACCGCGATTGACGTTGAAGAACTCCCTGATTCCGTTGACACGCTTCCATATCGTCCCGTAGGTGGAGGGGATGCCGAGAGCCCGTTCGATAGCCTCCACCAAGTCTCTTGAGCTCATGGTGTCGTCGCATTCGATGTATGCGACCCGGGGCATCTTGGAGTAATACTTGAGGGCGTGGGTCTTGCCGAAGCCGGACTTTCCGACTACAATGCCGAGCCCGGTGTACTCCTGACAGGAATTGCATACGCCGATGATGTTCTGTGCGTCCCGGCTCTCGAAGAAGCTTCTCTTTTTGGCAATCTTGACGGCTACCGTCTGTTCTTTGGTAGCGGCAAGCTCTTCGCCTGTTGCTTCAGCGAGGAAGACGGTAAGCTTCGCTTCAAGCTCCGTCGCGTCGCTGTCGTACTTCCCGGCAAGATACCGGGAAACTGTCGTCCGTGAATAATTGATGGTGCTTGCGAGGTCAGTGATGGTCATTCCTTCACGTTTGATGTACTCATTGACCCTGTCTGCAAGGGTCTTATTTTCGCCTATATAGGCTTTAACTGCTAATGCTTCCATTTGTTTATCCCCCTTCATTATCCGAGTGCTCTCAGTTTTTCAAGAACTGATTGAGCTTTTTTATTAAAGAATTCGTCATTGGAGTCCTTATGTTGCTTTTGCTTCTTGGAATTGCTTCCGGCCTTGAGCTCCTCGCGGAACTCTTTGTCGTCCGGGAGCTGAATGAGGTTGTTATTCCTCTTGGCCCTGACTGCGAGGTCTAAACCACCGACCACAGCAGGAGTGCCTTGTTCGTTCTGTACCCGAAGCTCGTATGGCGTCTGATACCATTCGAGGTCTTCTTTTGTCTCTCGAACTTGCTTTTTCTGCTTCTTAAGATGCGCTTCGAGAGCGGCTTGCGACATACGGGGCGCGAACTGAAGTAGTTCCGCCGAGACAGCCTCGCAAATCTTCTTGCCGTTCTTGTCAAAGACATAGAGCTTTGTAATGTCGTCGATGTCCCATTTGATGTTGACAGTCTGCCCGATATAGTGGCAGAGCTCGTAATCCGTGTAAAGCGTGCCGAACTTGATAATTCCTTGATTGCGGACAAGGGCGGTGTCGGCCTTCATCAGGAGCATCGCTGCATATTCCCTCGGCGGAGCCGCTTTGACGTACCGCTCGGCGTGTTCAAAGAGTTCAATCGGCGTGATGTACTGCTCCCGGTCTTTCTTGAGGGAGCTGTGCTCGCGCTTGTGGTAAACTTCGTTTTTCCACTTTGTCCATAATTCGTAGAACTCTTCCATCGTGAGAAGTTCTCCCCGTTCGAGCATCCCGGGGATGTCCTTCTTCCGTTTGCCGGAGGTTTTCGACCCGGTCAGCGTGCCTGTGTAGGAGGCCATCCACTTTGTGAACATGCTGCATATCGTCCCGAAGAAACGCTCTATTTGCGCTTTGCTCCACGGCTGATAAGGGAGAGACCTTGACCAGTCCTCAATCCCTATGGAGCGGTAGAAGCCTTTTGTCTCGCTGTCGAAGTCAAGTTCCTGCATTCTGCGCTCCTTGCGGTTTTGCCCGGTGTTGGTCTCTGCCGTGTAGTCCTTGCCATTGTCAATGTGCAGGTGTTTCGGGACGCCGCCCGGGTGGGAATAGAGCATCTTGACGAGGCTCTCTTTGAGTACCTGGGAATTAGCGTTGACGCATATTACATCGCCTAATATGCAGCGACTCCTTGTGTCAATCCAGGCAACAAGCACCGGGCGGATTGCCTTGATTTTCCCGTTCGGGCTTGTGTACTGCACCCAGCAGTCGAAAGTGTGGGCGTCGCCCTGGACGAACTCCATGACCATGAGGGCCGTCGCGTCGCGCTTACCTTTGAGCATCCTGTGATTTTTGAACTCTCTCATTCCGTTGGCGGCGAGATAGTGGGCGTTGCGTCCCCGGAGCTCGTCCATGACATGCTTGATATACCGGGCCACCGTCTTGATGGAGGGGTAACCTTCCCATTTTTTCTCCACGGCGACCTGCTCGAATTTCGTATAAAGCATCTCAATCGTGCCTTGATTCTGTGCGAAGTCCTCGTCAAACCAGATGTTTTCAATGAGGGCCTTCTGTTCGTCCGTCAGGCTCGGGAAGGTGTGCGACCTCTTAGGCTTCCTGCATAGGGCGAGCACCTTGAAGAAGTCGAAGTTTTTGCCCTCCTCCTTTTCCAGCTTCAGAGCCCACGCGCTCGCTTCAAGATAACTCTCGGCGTAACGGTAGAGCGTCCTCTGACTGATTCCGAGCTTTGCGGCAAACTCCTCAGCGTAAGCCGTGCGCTCGCCTTCTCCGTATGCGACGAACTCCTGAATTCTCTTTGCGAGTTCGACCGCCTCGTAATATTCCCGCTTGTGGCTCTCTATGTACCAGTTGAGGTCGGTGTCGAGATACCACGGGGCCTCTTGCGCCTTCTGTTCGATAATGACATCCCTCCCGTCTATCTTTTTTGCTGCTTTATAAGCCTTCCTCGCTTTGGCCGAGAGGGAGGACAGGGCAACCGTCACCCGGTCTTTGCCGCCGTTCTCTCCCGGCTCCGTTGATGTTTTGAAAGCTTTCGGATTGCGCTTGATTCGCTGAACTAATGTGTTGTACTTGATTCCCTCAAGTTCTGCCGCTCTTTCCAGTGTGACGAATGTTTCCGGCAAACCCTTCTCCCTCCTTTCGCATTGAACCGTGACCGCTGCCGTGGTATAATGGCAGGAGAAGATTTTTCTTGAATCTTCGGGGAATGGGAGAGCCTGTTTGGGTGGTATCGAAGGGGCTCTCTTTCCTTTTGCCCTGATTCCTCATGATGCCATCCCCCGGTCACGCGCTTTTTGTCGCCTTTGCCTTGATTTTGCCGATGTGCTCCTCAACCTTCCTGAGCTCTTCCTGAAGATAGGCGTTGATGCCGTTCAAGGTTTCGATGTTCGCCTGTTTTAAGCTGATGCAGTCGAACAAATCCTCAATGTCCTTCTGGATTTCCTTTTCAACCTGCTCGGTTTGCCGCTTGAGCTCGTTCTGCTTCCTTTCCAGGATGATGAGCCTGATTTCATCGGGAATTACTCTTTTGCTCATCCCCATCCCGGCCTTGAGGTTTTCCAGTTCGAGCAGAAAATCGCTGACGTTTTTCAAGTTCATTCCTCCTTCATGCTATCTTTTTTAACAATTCCGGGTCTAAATCAAGCACCCTCGCGATATGGTGGAGGTACTTATCCCCCGACCTGTCTCCGTATAGGATGAGATTGAGGTACTTGTTGCTTGTTCCGACCTCTTGCGCGAGTTGTACCTGTGTCATGCCTTTTTCTATGAGCGTCTTTTTAACCAACACGCCGAAGGCGGTCAGTTGTCTTTTGTTGCGTTGCATCAAGCATCCTCCTTCCTGCGCTCTTAGAATCTCTTCCGCTTCAAAATTTGTGAAGTGTTTCGAGTGGTTACTTCCACCTTTTGGCTCTATAATGAGATTGCGGGCACATTATAGAGAGGGGGTGATTCGATGTACGAACCAGGGATAGTTTATAAGTTTCTTGAAGACCTAACCATTAACATCGGTGAGCATTCCGAAGAATACTGCATCAATCTTGAGAACGAAATTCGCAAATGTGCGGCAGAATACTGCTCTGGCATCGATGATGATACCTTAAGGTTTGTTCTTTATTCCTCGAAAAGTGCTTACTTCTTTGCCCTTAAAACTTTTGAGGAAGCTCTTCGTAGGACACTTATAGGGAACGAAGAGGAGTGATGCAGTATCTTCGTAGCTCTTTTCTTTCCTCTAAAATGAATGCTTTGGTAAGAAGTTCAATTTGTACAAGAGGTGCCATATTCTCCTCTTTCCAGTTTTTAAGAAGTTGGAGAAGCGGCACGCCTTGCAAAGAGAAGTTGTGCTCACATTGGGACGTCTGTTCTGCGGGCGTCTCTTTTTCTTGCACCAATGCGATGAGCTCCTCGACAATTTCGCAGTCCCTGACCGCCTCGGCGAACTCCTTCTCATAGCCTTCCTTCGGAGTGTCCATGCCGTTGGTCTTGGAGTAGCAAAGGCGGTTATGCCATGCCATATCTCTTTGTTCCGTTAGGTACTGAAGCACTGTTTTCATTCCATTTCCTCCTTTTGCCGCCGCTCTTTTGCCCGAGCGTTGCGGGGATTTTTCTTGTCTTACCCGAGTGTTTGTGCACCACTTCGAGCCCTTCGGCAGTCGCCTTCACGACCAGCCAGTTTTCATAATTAAGTCCAACTTCCTTTAGGCGTATCTTCTGCGCCCTCGTGGGCCTCTTGCCGTGCTTCAATCTCCCATCTCCCTCCGTTTGAATTAGGAATAAAT